CGAATTATTAATTTGGACACCCGAACTTAACAAGTTGCGCGAGGTATTAGAAACCAACAAGAATTTCAAAGACATCAAGATTATTGAGATGCACTATGAATCGGAGTTAATGGATTTATGGCGTATCACATTTAACCAGGAATTGACATTGTGGGAGGCCTTTGAATTAGGAAAAGAAAGTAAACAAATATGACAACACACGAAGCGTTAAACGAAGTATTCAGCAAATCAAACAAAGAATTATCAGAGGTATTAAACACCAATTACAACACAGTTACGACATGGAAATTTCAATTCAAACGGAACGGGTTATCAATGGAAAAACAATTTGAGATTTTAGAGCAATTAAATTACACATTAAAAAACAAAATAATATGGAACAAACAAAAAGAAGTGCGGTAACCAATGTAACCGCCAACGGATCATTCGATGGCCAGTATGGCACATTGTACAAATTTGAAATCACCTTTGCCAATGGCGATTCGGGTGAGTATGCGAGTAAGTCAAATCCACAAACCAAATTTAGTGTTGGGGTTGAAACGGATTACACCATCACGGACAGAACATTCAAAGACCGCATTTATTACAAGATTGCACCCGTAATGGCACAACCAGGGGCAACACAAGGATTCACACCAAAACCCAAAGACCCCGAAACGGGCAAACACATCATGCGTATGAGCGTGTTAAAGGTTGCGGGTGACCTTGTTATCAACGGGGACATTAAACTGCATGAGATACTATCCTATGCCCAAATTTTTGAGAATTTCGTGAACAATGGTGTTGATACTTTGCAGAACGCGAAGCCAACAACTTACGATGCCAATGACCTCCCATTTTAGAACTAAATAGATATGACAACAATACAAAAATTAGCGGAAACAATGATAAGCGTTGAAGGGGGTAATTATTGCCCCCTACAATTCCACATTGAATTAAAGGAAATGGCGGATGCCATCAAGGAATTGCAAGACCAGGTTAAGCCCTTAGCATTAACCGAGGCGGTGAAATGGCATGGACAAGTTTATTTGGGTTATGAGATAACAAAAAAAGCGGGTGGGGGTCGTTACAATTATGACCATATACCCGAGATAATTGAATTGAAGAACCAGGTGAAGGAGTTGGAGAAACAAGCCCAATATGCGTATAAAACAACTAACCAAGGTTTGTTGATTAGTGCGGATGGGGAATTAATAACACCCGCCCAGTACATTCAGAACGAGGACACGATCCAAATAAAACTAAGCAAATGATAATTGAACTAACAAAAAGCCATAGTGGGCAACATAAGGCAGTTTGGATTAATTGTCTTGACATACAATGCATGGAAATCTTTTATAGAAAAGATGAAACCGTAACCGTTATATTTTTTCAACACTTAAAAAATGGTATTGAAGTATTACAAACACCCGAAGAAGTAATTGAACTAATTGAACAAGCAAAATGAGAATGTTTATTTTATCCCTTGTCTGTATTGTATTGAGTGGGTTGGGTTACGGATGGTTAATTGTGCATCACCCGTATGTGGCCCAGTGCATCGGGATATCGATGGTGGGGTTGGGTGGTGTCATTTGGATTGTTGTGATGTTTAACGCAATAAAAAGGGGGCAATGAAGCCCCCCATCCTATGATATGACAAATAACAAACGGATTTTGCAAATATACGGATAATTTATTTTATATTTGTAGGGTATTACAGTTATGTACGAGATAACTAACCATGACCTTTTGCCCTTGGCATATATTCAACTCGTACTTGGATATGTGCCAGGGGCTTTATTATTTTATGAAAAACGAAAACGAAGAATTGGGAATGTTTGTGTTGTTTCCCACAGAGTATTTGGAACACATGACCGCCAGACAAGCCGTATTAATGGGAATGTTAATTGGTATGGCTAAACGGAGTGGGTACGCATATCCATCCAACAAAACAATTGGTACAATTTTGAACATGACAACAATCACAGTTCAAAGGGAATTAGCCATATTGGAACAAGGTGGGTTTTTAACCAGGGAATTAATAAGGGATGAATCCATGCAAATTGTGGCACGGAGAATATACCCTCATATCAAAACGGATAGGGGGGTAGTATCAGAATTGAGGGGAGGGGTCATATCAGATTTGATACCACCCTCATATCAGAATTGCAATAGTAATAAGGATAATACTATAAGTATAAATAATAAAGGTATATATGAGTTTCAACATTTTTGGGATTTATACAAAAGAAAAGGAACTAAGGCCACGGCGGAAAAGGCATTTAACAAATTAAGGAATGATGAAAAAGAATTATTATTGACCTTTATTCCAAAGTATGTACAAAACCATGAAGATGCCGCGAAAATGGAATTCATCCCGCATTTCACAACATTTATCAATCAAAAGCGTTGGAATGATGAATTGCCATATCAAAAAATTAAACCAATTGAAATTTCAACAAACAAACTCCCACTTGCAACCCTATGAACAAACAACAAATCGTACTCGCCAACATTCTGTATTATGACACGGCCCGTCATTTTTTACCCCAAGTAAACCAAAAATGGTTCACGGATTCATTCGCAAAACGATTGGTCGAGGTTATGACCAATATGTATTTGAATGATGAACCCATCGACATCGTAACCTTGGCACAACATTTTGAACGGATGGACATGGTGAAAATTGTTAAACTGCAACAAGAAGCCAGTGGAATCCATGACATCAAACCACACTTGCAATATCTTGAATACGATTATTTGCGGAATGAGTTGGTGCGTAAAATTAGCGGGATTGACATTGATAAGGATTTGAAAAGTTTGGTTAACGACATTCAAGATGCGTTGGAGATGGTAACCTTTTCAACCAATAAAGAACCCGAACAAATTATTAAGTTGACAAACCAAGTGGTTGACAAAATCATTGAGAACACCAACAAAGGAAACGCATTAACGGGGCGTGAAACGGGGTGGAAGTTTTTGGATAAGTATTTAGGCGGTTACAACGAAGGGGATATGATAGTAGTGGCGGGTCGCCCAGGAATGGGTAAAACTGCATTGGCATTATCATTGACCAAGGAGTTCGCCAAATTGGGAGGCAAAGCATTATTTATGTCATTGGAAATGTCCGCCGAGCAATTGGCAAAAAGATATGTTTCGTTATTGGGCAACATTGACAATTGGAAGATTCGCAATGGATCGTTACAAGCGTATGAAATTGATAAGGTGATTCAGATGGCAAACACACAGACCATTAATTTTTATGTGGATGATGATGTGGACACGCGGTTAAGCCAAATCAAAGCAAAGGCAAAAATTCACAAGTCACGCCACGGGTTGGGATTATTGGTGATTGATTACATCCAATTGATGAAAGGAACAAAAGACATGAGGGAACAAGAAATTGCGGAAATATCCCGTGGGCTTAAATTGTTGGCAAAGGAGTTGAAAATCACGGTGATGGTGTTAGCACAGTTATCCCGCAAATCCGAGGAACGGGCCGACAAACGACCATTGTTATCAGACCTACGCGAATCGGGTGCCATCGAACAAGATGCGGACATTGTTATGTTCCCATTCCGCCCCGCGTATTACCAAGACGAGAAACCCGAAATCGAAGATGCCCAACTCATTATCATGAAGAACCGAAACGGGGAGTGTGCAACCATCCCAACTTTTTACGAAGGGCGTTTGACAAGTTACACAGAAAATACCCAACCAAAAATTTCATCACCTTTTGAATTTTGAAATTAAAATAGTATAATTGTATCGACAAATATGAAAATGGATATCAAACAAACGGTGATTGACTTGCTCACGCAATACTCCGACTTCAAAGACAACGACCAACAATTGGTGGCGTGGTTCTGGAAACTTGAAATGGAAGCCCACGGCTATCCCGCATCAAGTACCCCAACACAAACATTCTTCAAACTGATGGCATTTGGGAAACTCACATCAGCCGACACCATCACACGGGTTCGGAGGTTGGTGCAAGAAGAAACACCCGAATTGCGTGGTACGAAATACAACCAACGCCAAGACAGACAATCATCAGTTAAAAAGGATTTGGGATATGGAAAATAAACAACAAACGGCAGTTGAACAATTTCTAAATGCTATTAAAGACCAAATTCTACTGAGTAAAGAACATCTTGAAATGATAGAATCTTATGCAGACCAATGCAAAGAAATGGAGAAGGAAAGAATTGAAACTGCAT